ATTATAGTTCATCATAATATCTTTAGAAGGTATTATAACATGAAAGGTAAAGAGGTTAACAGTAGTAAGTTTTTTAAAAACGATCTTTACTTTTGTCAAATAGATCAAATATATTTATATAAAAAAATATACAAATGGTACGCGTTTGCTGATAGATGCTTTGCTATGCCACTTGAAAATAATAACGATCTAGAGCTCGATAAAGAGCAAAAGCTTATTGGTGTATTAAAATACGGTAATAAGTCCTTAGAAGCTAAAGGAATAAACGAGGGAGATACTATAGGGTTTACACCTAACAGTGAGTTTGAGTTTATTATAAATAACCAGCGGCTTTATTGTATGAAATCAAATGATATTGTAATTAAGTATGAGCACCAAGAAAACCAAGTTGAATATAATCCAAGCTGGGCAAAAAGCAGTTGAGGAATTAATCAAGGTAGCTAAAGAACCTATTGTAGATTCAGATGATGACATCTCGGCTGATCGTTTAAAGAACGCGGCTGCAACAAAAAAGTTAGCTATATTCGATGCGTTTGAAATACTTAACCGCATTGAAGAAGAAAAAAGTATGCTTGAGGATAAATCAGGTGATAGCAAACAAAAATCCTTTCAGGGTTTTGCAGAGGGTAGATCTAAGTAATGTACAAGCAAAATTTATTTACTGTACTTACAGATCACGTAAAACCTCACGTGCTTAAAAGAAATAACAAAAGCAAAAAGTGGGAGTACGGTTATAACAAAGAACACGACATAGTCGTTATAAGTAAGACCGGTCAAATAGGTGATGTGTATGAAATACAAAACCTTAAAATAGCATTACCACCTTTTAAAGGTAAACTAAATAAGGATAAAGACAAATGGTCTAGAGAAGAATATCCTAAAGAATTAAATAAAATAAAAAGTGTATTTGAGTGGAATAAATACCCGGAGCACTTTAAAGAAAGATGGTATGAGTATATTGACGAAGAGTTCAAGCGTCGTGATGAAGGTCACTGGTTCAATAACAAAGGTGTTGCTACTTATCTTACTGGCACTCACTACATGTACTTGCAGTGGAGTAAGATTGATGTTGGGGCAGCAGACTTTAGGGAGTCAAACAGATTATTCTTTATATTCTGGGAAGCTTGCAAAGCAGACACAAGATGCTATGGTATGTGCTACCTCAAAAACAGAAGGTCTGGCTTTAGCTTCATGGCATCAGGGGAAACTGTTAACCTTGCAACAATATCAAGCGATGCAAGATTCGGCATCTTATCAAAATCAGGGGCTGATGCTAAAAAAATGTTTACCGACAAGGTAGTACCAATATCAATTAACTACCCTTTCTTTTTTAAACCAATACAGGACGGTATGGACCGGCCTAAAACAGAGCTTGCTTACAGAGTACCAGCGTCAAAGCTAACTCGTAGAAAGCTAGATCAAGGTGAAACACCTGACGAAGTCGTAGGACTTGATACTACTATTGACTGGAAAAATACAGGTGATAACAGCTATGATGGTGAAAAACTAAAGCTGCTTGTGCACGATGAATCAGGTAAGTGGGAAAGACCTGATAACATACTAAACAACTGGAGGGTTACAAAAACCACCCTTAGATTAGGTAGCAGGGTTGTAGGTAAGTGTATGATGGGTTCAACAAGTAACTCTCTTGATAAAGGTGGGGGTAATTTTAAAAAATTGTACTATGCATCAGATGCTACCAAAAGAAACCGCAACGGACAAACTAGCTCAGGATTATATTCTTTGTTCATACCTATGGAATGGAACTACGAAGGATTCATTGATACTTATGGACACCCTGTCTTTGATACGCCGGCAAAATCGGTTGAAGGATCAGATGGATTACAAATTGAAGTAGGTGTTATAAACCACTGGGAAAACGAAGTTGATGGTTTAAAAGGTGATCAGGATAGTTTAAACGAATACTATCGCCAGTTTCCTAGAACTGAGCAGCATGCTTTTAGAGATGAAACAAAACAATCTTTATTTAATCTAACTAAGATATACGAGCAGATAGATTATAATGAAGAATCTGATAACTCTAAATTAGTAACAAGAGGAAATTTTATGTGGAGCGAAGGTGTTAAAGATACTATAGTAAACTTTATACCTAGTACTAATGGAAGGTTTTTAGTTTCATGGGTACCGCCTGCAGAATTACAAAATCGTGTAATAATAAAAAATGGAGTTAAACACCCTGGTAATGAACATTGCGGTGCTTTTGGTTGTGACTCTTATGATATATCAGGAACAGTAGACAACAGAGGTTCTAAAGGTGCTTTGCACGGTCTTACTAAATTCAGTATGGAAAACGTTCCGGTTAATATGTTTTTCTTAGAATATATATCAAGACCTCCAACAGCTGAGATATTCTTTGAAGATGTACTTATGGCATTACACTTTTACGGTATGCCAATACTTGCAGAGAATAATAAACCTAGGCTTTTATATTATTTAAAACGTAGAGGTTATAGAGCTTTCTCAATGAACAGACCGGATAAATTAAAACTGTCTGTAGCAGAAAGAGAGATAGGTGGAATACCTAACTCATCAGAAGATATTAAGCAAGCTCACGCTGCTGCTATTGAATCTTATATAGAAGATCACGTTGGGCTTAAAGAAACTATGTACGGTAACATGTACTTTCAAGAAACGTTAGAAGACTGGTCTAAGTTTAATATAAACAATAGAACTAAGCACGATGCTTCTATTAGTTCAGGTCTTGCGATAATGGCTTGCAATAAAAATAGGTATACACCTGTAAACGTAGTTAAAAAAAATGTTGTTCCTTTGGGGTTCAAGAAGTTTGATAACCAAGGTAGTATTTCAAAAATAATAAAATAGATGATTTATACTAATTCTAGTAGCACTTTTCCAAGTCAGGTAGTACCAGACGCAGAGAAAAAGACTTATGAATATGGTTTAGCTGTAGCAAAAGCTGTGGAAGACGAATGGTTTAGAGGAGACAGAGGAACTTTAAACGGCGGTAGGTTTGGAACAAACTGGACTAGGTTTAATGATTTAAGACTTTACGCTAGAGGAGAACAAAGTGTAGCAAAATACAAAGACGAATTATCTACTAATGGTGATTTATCTTACCTTAATTTAGACTGGAAACCGGTAGCTGTATTATCTAAGTTTGTAGATATAGTAGTTAATGGTATGACTGATAAAGGTTATGAAATAAAATCATTCGCGTCAGATCCATATGCTTTAAAAGAAAGAACTGATTACACCGCGAACATACTTAGAGATATGAACGCAAAACCTCTTTTAGAGTCTATACAACAAAATTTAGGAGCTGATTTATCTTATACATCAGATCCAACAAATCTTCCTGAAAGTAAAGAAGAATTAGATTTATACATTCAGTTAAATTATAAACAAAGTATTGAAATAGCAGAAGAAGAAGCTATAGCTAATATTTTTGATTATAATAAATATGAAGAAACAAAAAAACGTTTAGCTTATGACTTAGCAGTTATAGGTATATCTGCTGTTAAAACTAATTTTAATTTAGCTAATGGTATAACTGTTGATTATGTAGATCCAGCTAATTTAGTTTATTCTTATACTGACGATCCTAATTTTGAAGATATATATTATGTAGGTGAGGTTAAAAGTTTATCTCTTGAAGAAATCAAAAAACAATTTCCTTACTTAACTCAATCAGAGCTAGAAGAAATACAAGAATATTCAGGTAATAATAATTATAGAAGTAATTTTTATAATTATGATTACGACAGAAACTTAATACAAGTATTATATTTTGAATACAAAACTTATCAAAATCAAGTATTTAAAATAAAACAAACAGATCAAGGTCTTGAAAAAGCTCTTGAAAAAGATGATTCGTTTGATCCACCTGAAACTGACAACTTTAACAAGGTACACAGGGCTATAGAAGTTTTATATAGCGGTGCTAAAATTCTTGGGCACGAAAAAATGCTTAAATGGGAACTAGCTGAAAACATGACTAGGCCTTATAGCGATCAAACTAAAGTTGAAATGAATTACGCTATATCTGCTCCTCGTATGTACAAAGGTAGAATACAATCAGTTGTAAGTAAATGTATTGGTTTTGCTGATATGATACAGCTTACGCATTTGAAAATACAACAAGTACTGTCACGTATGGTACCTGACGGTGTTTATGTTGACGTAGATGGATTAGCTGAAGTTGATCTTGGTAATGGTACTAATTATAACCCTGCCGAGGCTTTAAATATGTATTTTCAAACTGGTAGTATTGTTGGTAGAAGTTTAACGCAAGATGGTGATCCTAACAGAGGTAAAGTACCAATACAAGAATTACAAACATCTTCTGGTATAAGCAAGATTCAAGCGCTTATACAAACGTATCAGTATTACCTGCAAATGATTAGAGATGTGACCGGACTAAATGAAGCTAGAGATGGTAGTCAACCAGCTAAAGATTCATTAGTAGGTTTACAAAAATTAGCGGCAGCTGCTTCTAACACAGCTACTAAACACATAATGCAGTCTTTAATGTATTTAACAGTTCGTTCAGCTGAGAATATAAGTTTAAGAATAGCAGACTCTTTAAGTTTTCCACTTTTAAAAGAAGCTTTGTTAAATTCTATAAACTCGTTTAACGTGGCAACCCTTACAGAGGTTAGTAAATTAAACATGCATGAGTTTGGTATATTTTTAGAACTTGAGCCTGAAGAAGAAGAAAAGCAAATGCTTGAAAAGAATATACAAATAGCTTTACAAGCAGGGCAAATTGGTTTAGAAGATGCTATTGATATTAGGCAGATAAGTAATATAAAGCTCGCTAATCAATATATTAAACTAAGTCAAAAGAAAAAAAGAGAAAGAGATCAACAAGCGCAGCAAGCTAACATACAAGCGCAAGCACAAGCAAACGCACAGTCAGCTGAACAAGCTGCTATGGCTGAAGTTCAAAAGCAACAAGCGCTTACACAAGAAAAAGTTAATATTGAACAAGCTAAATCTCAGTTTGAAATACAACGCATGCAGACAGAAGCTCAAATAAAAAGAGAGCTTATGGCTGAAGAGTTTAATTACAACATACAGCTAGCAAGGGCTAGGGCTGATGTGGAAAAAGCTAAAGAACAAGATATAGAAGATCGTAAAGACGAGCGCGCTAGAATTATAGGTACGCAGCAATCAGAAATGATCGCGCAGCGTCAAAACGATGAACTACCTAAAAACTTTGAGTCATCTGGATTTGACTCACTAGGAGGATTTGGACTTGAACAGGTTGAGCCTCGGTGAAAATAAAAACCTATAATTTTATATTATTATATTATGTCAGAAGAAATAAAACAAGAAGGAGAGT